GATGAGTTTCTTGAAAATGTTGGGTCAGGCATTTATGGTGAAGGCCCTATTGGATCTGACCTTGAAAATCTCAAGCAACTCGCCAAGCAAATGCATGTTGCAGCGTATGGTTCTAAGTTTGGAACGACACGTGTCCAAAAAGGCCAACTCGCTGGTTTTAATCAAAACCAGTCTACAATATTGGAAAATAATTTGTTCGATGCAACTAAAGTCAAGTGGTTGTATGACGTGTATCTTGATAACAATGCCGTCGCGGCTGGAACTGCGGTTGCAGTTAAAGTTGATTATCAGAATGTGCGAGTTAATGCTCTTGCATTTCCATTTCACTTGATTAGAGATGAAAGATGGAAACATATTCATTTCAAGCCACTTGTCGGAGGAACTGTAATAACGGTTGATCACTGGTCAGTGCAACAGGATAAGAATATTGCTCCTCGCGATATGACTCAATTCTGCCTGGCTGGTGTCCAAACAACTGACACCACCCCTACTCCAGTTGATCTTGTATATGTTATTGGCAAAAAGACTGCTTCAGTCAGTGCGTTGTCCGTGTTTAATGATTATAAAACTCCCGTTGCAGCATTATGCGTATCGGTTGTTGATAACGATAAACTTGAAGGCGACCGTGTTGTTTGTTCTTACTTTTACCATAACCCTGCTGATAATTACTGTCAGGTTCAAGGAAGTTATTCTACCGCTCGAAATGGCGGATCTTCAGGTTCACCAGTTTTGGTTTACAACGAAGGTAAATGGATGTTGCTTGGATTACATGTTGCCTCTGGACATACCGCTCAAACTAATGGATACTTGGTGCTCAAGCCTTTTTTAGTGCTTGGGCCCCTTCCCTCTGTGTTGGAATAAACACAAAGTTTTATGGCCATGGGTTTAAGGACAAAGATCTAGGATATCCCGATGGACTTAATTTGAAAGTTGAAAATGAGTTTCTTGCCTTTCGAGGCAATGCGACCATTGCACAGGAATATATGGATATATTGTTACTTGAACCTGCCCAGCGCCATATTGTGGGTAAGGGATTGCCCTTTTATGACTTAATAAAGGACAATTGGAGTGAAGTTAATGAGATGGTATGGAAGAATGTTGTTGATCAAACTTGTCAGTATGTAAAGGAACATATTGTACCTATGCCCGGGTATCTCAACATGACGAATGCGTCAGTTGGGCCTATGCATTCTAATAGGTTTGTTTCAACCCGTGAGTTGTATGAATCTCCTGTATTTGCAGAAGAGATTGATATGATGTTACGTTACCCAGAAATGGGTTGGTTTGATGTCACGTGGGTTGCAGTTAAGACTGAACTACTTGACCAAGCCAAAGTCTTTAAAAAATTAGGCCCTCGTGTGTTTTTACCTCAGGGTCGAATGTTAAATGCGATGGCCTGTTATTTGTTTCGAGGACTTAATGATCAATTAAAAGGAACACCTTTGTACCGTGGAGGATTTAATTTCTTCAACGGAGGTGTAGAAAGTTTTCGTGCAGAATTAGCACAAATACCAGGCTATTATCATGAAGAAGATGCCAAAAAATTTGATTTAATGTACCTGCAGTTTGTAATTACTGCTGTTCGTGAGGTACGAAAGTCTGGTATTCTTCGTCAGTATCATAAACTCGTTGACCATTACTATGACTTTGTGTCACGTAATCCCGTATGTTGGAAAAATCAAATCGTTGTGGTTGAGCAGTGTATGGCATCAGGCCAGCAAAACACTTCTACTGACAATAGTATTCGAAATTTTCTACGGTGGATTTATGTTATTATGATGTTTTTACCTATTACCTTGTATGATATACTTTCCATGTCTGAACTTAATATATTTGGTGATGATTCTTTGAACAAGCTTCCTTGGTTTATTCCCGAAGATCACATGATTAAATGTTCAGCTCAAGTTGGAATAGTGTCTAAAGGTTGGACAGTTCAGCCTGACAAGTCGCTAATTGGCAAAAGCTTCATTGGTCTACGATTTATGAAGTATTCTTATCATTGGGATATTCGTAAGTTATATAGTTCGTGCAAGTACCGCGGAGAGTTGACTCTTGAGCAGTTTCAATCTAAAATAGAAATGATACTGCTTTTGCTTTATCCTATAAAGCATGAGTTCAATTTAGTTTATGAAAAAGCCGTTGAGTATTTCCGTCCTTACGGAATGACGGTCCATGATCGTCGTTTCTTTAGGAAATTCTATGTAACTTGCTAAGCTTTTAGTTTTTTTTAGCTTGGCTTTGTTTTCTTCTTTGGGGCAGCTGCATAATTGGGATTAAATATTATGAAAGAAGAAAATGAAGAAACAAAATAAGAAATCCCAAAATAATCAAAGCCTCGTTTCTGAGGCTGAGGTTAAACGTCGCCTTAGACAAAGTAGGGCGGCACAAAATGTCGCAAACCAGCGACAAAAAGCACCAAAATCGGTGCGGAATGTTGTCAAGTCGCAAGCTCCTCGTGAGGCCAAAAATCCATATTTTATGGCGTTGGTTGCACCTGAGTATGCAAAACGAGTTGGCCTACCTGATGAGTTCAGTGGACTTACGCACGTGGCAATGGTTATTACAGAACGTGATTTAACCTTTGACTCCAATGGAAGGTCTGCTGGTCTCATTACATGCGATCCTAAAGGCCTTGTGCGCATTACTGACACTGTCGTAGTAAAACCGGAAGAAAATACTGAAGGTTTTAGGGACAGTGGAGCAATATTACGGTCCCCAGTCAACTCCAATTTTATTACAGGGTTACCCCAAGCTATTATTGATGCTGTGACCGCAGTTACAGGTGATACTTATGACTTGAATAAGTCGACAGTTGCAGCTGCTGGTAACGGAGTAATGGTTGGAGTAATTGATGACTTGTGTAATTCGCTTACTCCCGTTTCAATTCAACTGGTGGTTGGCGCATACACGTATCCAGTGGTCGGTATTCCTGCCACAGCAGCTAGTGCTTGCAATGTTGTTGTTAGTACCGCTGATGCTGTTGCTAATAACGTCAAAGCTTTTGGAGTTTATGTGACTGCTGCTGGTGCTATTGAGGTAATTGAGAGTACAACTAAGAAAGGTCCTATTGGTACTTGCACTGTGACTCCAACTAATGGCATTTATTTAATTGCCTATGGAGTTGCTCCTGCACAGGTGTCAACGTATTACCTTACTGCAATGAACTTCAGGATCGGTGGTGCTGTATCCGCTGATTACCAATCATTGCGTAAGCACAATATTGGCAAACCTTCTGGTGAAGAATATAACATTATGTTAAGTTCTGGGCTTGAAGATGCTAGAATTGTTGGTCAATCTGCCTGGTTGCAGTACAATGGTTCGCTGACTTCAAATGGACGTATTACTTGTGGTCAGTTGCAAGAACCTGTCCGAGCTGATTCAGGCAATTTTGCTCCTAATCTTGATCGAGCTGAACTTGCTGCTACCCCAGGATTTTACTCCGGTCCGTTGGCTAAAGGAGGCTATTGCTTCTGGCGCCCTCATCATATCTCTGATAAAGAGTTTTATCCGGTAGAGGACCCTAGGCCTCGTTCATGCCCCCTTGCGTTTAACATCGAGGCAAACGATGCTAACGCACAGAATGTTACTCTCCGTGTTGCTACCATGATTGAATTTAAGACCACCAGCCAAATTTTTGGTCCGAAACCGTCTGTTGTTAATGAATTGTATATTCAGGATGCACAGGCTCGTCTTGGTGGTGTTCCTTCTGGTATGGAAAATGACTTTCATTGGCGCACTATTGCTGCTCTTGTTGGTAAGGGTTTGACCCGGTTTGGCAAAGCAGCAGCAATTATGGCGCCAGTTTCAGGTGAATTTTCGCCTGTTGTTGGTTCTGTATCTATGGCAGCGAGTACATTTGGAAAAGCATTTCAACGTATTGGTCGTATTAAGTAACGTGACAACACCCCCCGATTTTATGTGAGGTTGGTTGAAACCAGTCTCACCCCCTCTTTTTCCTGGATGCAGG